TTTGTTCTTGTACGTTTTCAGTCATGGTATCTCCTTATAAAGTACAAATATAATTATCTTGTTTGGAGATAAGGACAGGCAATCGTGAAGAAGCTTAGTTCTTTTTCTGATTCAAATCCAATTTGAGTAGTATACACAATACTATTAGTATGATCTAGCGCAAGGGCTTGCCCTATATAATACCGGCTATTTAAATTGTGTTTAATCCAAGTATCTAAATTTCTTAGTAAAGCAGGGCTGTATTTGTCAACAGATGTATACTTAAAATGGGGTGCAGCAAACCCAACCCTGCGGATGTTAAAATAATTTAACGGATTAGGTTTGCCGTTCTTTAATGCCATTATGCGTACTCGCCTTTAAATTCGTAATATGCATATTCGCCAAATGGCGGAACAATTTTATCGTTGCCGTGGATAATAAACAATGTATCACAATACAGTTCGTCACCCCATGAGCCAAACGGATAACCGTCTGTGAACATGATAAACTTTTTAGGATTGATGTTGTTTTCTTTCATGTAATCCCAGTTAACCATAAACTCAGTTCCGCCACCGCCCATAGGCTCGTAGTTCATGAACTCGTCCATGTTGTATCCGTCGTAATCTTGTTCGTTATACACTCCGGTATCAAAACACCACAACTTAATTTTAAAGTCCTTGTACTCTTCCATAATGCCTTTAATTTCACTTAGGAAGTCTTTGGCTTGTTCATCACCAATAGAACCAGACATATCAATTGACACACAAATATCAATCGTTTCGTCGTAGTTAGTTCCTGGCAAAATTGCGTTCATGTGCCAGCCCTTGCGATTTGGTCGCATAAAGGTGTAGTCGTTTTTAATTGTGCTTTGAATTTGCTGACGGAGCATTTCACGCCAGTTCATTTTAGGCTCAGTAAGCTCTTTAATCATGCGAGCGATATTTGCCGGCACATTACCTGCACCTGCAGACTGTGCGGCTTGCATCACAGCTTCGCGCATCTCGTCACGAATCTTTTTAAGATCTTCTTTGCTATATTTTGGCTGACCGTTATTGTTGTTGCCATCTTCTGGATCCAAGTGTTCGTCTAACAGTTGACCCAATGCGGCCAATTGTTCGTCGTCGTACTTTTCATGGATTTCGTCATAAATCTGTTCAGCACTCCACCCATAGTACTTTGGATCGTGGAAAATTTTAATGTCAGGCAAATTGTAGTCGCCAATCTTATCGCGAACAATTTGACCGTTTACTGCATAGTCGCAGGCAATGTTAAAGATTTTTGGATCACGACCTTCACGTCTGCCCATGTGTTCAAACACCGCATGTAGGATTTCGTGTGCAATTACAAACTCTACTTGTTTAACAGTGAGAGGAGTAAAAAATTTACGGTTAAAAAAGATATGGCGCCCGTCAGTAGCCGCTGTAGGAAGCCAGTCATCGGCTTCTTGAATTTTCATACGAGTAGCAAGATTGCCAAAGAACGGATGACGCAATAGTAGGCCCACACGGGCTACAATAATCTTATCAATAATTGGATCGGCATGTGCCATTGTTGCTCCTAAAATTTTAGTATGTATATATTATAACAGGGCCCGTAGGCCCTGTCAACTTATTGCTTTTCAGTGGCTTGTGCAATATACTTACCAAATTTTGCATGGAAGTCATCGAAACACTTGATCTCGTCTGGATCCAATGGAAGTTTGTAAGTACTAAGAGCAAGTTTAGTACCCATAATAACCAACTCAGTTTCGAAATTGTCCATCATAAATTGGAAGAAGCAGTTAACCTGGTCGTTCCAATCTTTAACCTTTTTGTCGCACGAATCTTTAAGTTCGTAGCAAAGGCTAACGACTAGCGAATATTGAGCCGAAATTTCTTTCGAATCCATCTTCTTAACTTTGCCCTGCAAAATATCTGTAGGGTTAGGCATTTTGCTGGCATGTTTACGGTGTGCCATAAACTTAATAGCAAGACCTTCACCGATAGCACCTGAAGTAAGGTCAGTAAGTGTCTCGTTATCTGTATCGTCGTCTACTAGCAGTTCGCTAACAAAGGACCAAGAGCGTGGAGTTGCAAATGCACGGCTCGCAGACTTAGGATCAAAGTCGTAAAGATCTTTCTTAGAGAATGTAAGGAAACCTACAACGTCTTTATGGATCTTGTTGTTAACGGCCCATTCTTGCCAGTCGTCCCAATCACAAGTCATCTCCAAGTGAACAAAACGGTTAGCCAGCGGAGCAGGCATACGATAGGTAACACCTTTATCGCTTTCACGGTTACCAGCAGCAACCATTACAACATTATCAGGAAGTTTATAAGTACCAACACGGCGGTTAAGTACAAGTTGATAAGCCGCCGCTTGTACAGCAGGAGCTGCAGAGTTCATTTCGTCCATAAAAAGAACGACTTGTTTGTGCTGACTTGCCAATTGCTCGTCTGGTAGTTCTAGCGGAGGAGCCCACACCATTTTATTGGAGTTGCTGTCAAAATAAGGAATACCCTTAATATCTGTCGGCTCCCAAAGTGAGAGACGAACATCGATCACGTGGGCGTCAAGTTCTTCGCCCAGTTGCTTAATAATGTCTGATTTGCCAATACCGGGAGGGCCCCAAAGGAAGATTGGACGCTTATTTTTGAAAGCCTTGCGAAGGGATTTTTTAGCACCTTTTGGGCCTACAGTACGACTAACGATTTCTGCCATTTTTATTACCTTTCAAAAGTGGGCGGGTGAAATTTTTACGCTATGTCTGTATTATAGTTGATTTTACGGCTCGTGTCAACTGTTTTCTTTTGCGTCCAAATCTTTCTGACGTTCGTTCATGGCTTTAATTAGTCCAAATTTTCGGATATCGTCCGAAAACAAATAAAGCTCAAAACTCTTTTTCTCTGAAAAAACAGTTATACTTTGGGTAGTTAGGTAGTAGGGGCAATCAATATATCTTTCCAAAAAGATAATAGTTTGGGGACTTAGTTCGATTGGTTCGGTAAAAGGAATCTCGTATTCTACTAAACCCAATTCCGAAATTAAAAACTCGTATCCTTTGTCGCTTAATCTAAAAGAATTTTTTCCAGACCTGTTTGATTGCCACCAAGTTCTAGAATACATTGACACATTAGCATCGTCTAAACTTTTGCCCCACTGTTGAAGAAATATTTTAGTGAGGACATCTCGATCTATCATTTTACAATAGTGCCAGTTGTTAATTTAACGACTTGGAATTCTTCTGTTCCAAATGTTAAATTTAATTTTTTTGCTAGGTTACGAGCATGGCCTGGATTACTAAAAGAAACTTTTTTGTATTTAGGTCCAGGGTATGAAGTTAGGCTATTAAAACTTTTGAGGTTAAAAGGTTGGCCGCGATAAAACACAGCCCAAATAGCATCGGCTTCAAGTACCTGTTCTGATTTGTATGTTTTTTTATTAGTATGTTCTAATAAAACTTTAGGTTTTGGTCTACTCATTATATGCGTCTCTAGATAAGTACGCATATATTTATCTCTTACTTCTTATCTTCGAAGCCACCACCGTCCATAGAAACACTTATAATTTCAGTATCAAAACTGCGTTTTAACTCATTTAAAAGCATATCGTGATTTTGATTGAGTTTATCCATACACTCTGCTAGTGCTAAAATGAGCATTCTTGCCTGTTGAATACTTATTTTTACTTCTTTACTTTGTGTTTGTTCAGCACTACGTACCTGCTGTATAAACTGAGTAATAGGAGTTAGATTAATTTGATTTTGCATTAGCCAGTACCTGTTTCATTTCAAGTTCTGTTTTAAACGGTCCTTTGTAAGGATAACGTTCAACAGTAATAAGTTTTGGACAATGACTCTTAACCCAGCCTTTATCAAATTTAATGATATAATATCCTGCACAGTATAAACTCTTACTTGCATTGGATTTAGTAAACAGCGGCAGTCGTCTTTGTACATCGTACATTGGATTGTATGGTTTACAACTTGTAGGATAACCGTGACATTCGTTTGGTTGTGTAGTAGTAACTTTAATTTTTTCGTTCTTTAGAAAAAACTCTTTACCAAATTCACGAGTGAGGTCTTCTTTTTTATTAAACATCATTTCGCCGTTTGTACTCGACAAAATAAATTTATTATTTTCTTTTTTATGTAGTGTAGCAATTTTTTCGCCGTTCTGTTCTACTATCCAGAACTTGCCGTCTACAATTGGTTTTGCATGTATCTCTGTCATTATTGTCTCCTTTTACTAGACCCCTAAGGCATCTTAGTAATGTACGTATATATTTATCTCTTAAAAACGCCCTTGATCCACTGTGCCAAGTTATAGTATCTAAAATGATAGTCTGTTAGCATAGGTGTACGATGTGGACACCGACCTTGCATCCAGTCACAATTAGTTTTAATTTCTTCACCGCAGGTTTTACATTTATTCATTGTAAGGCTCCACGTTCTCTTCTAAAATAGCAGTATCACCGTAACCATGTGCATCCACTAGGTCAATTTTTACAGGCCCTAGAATTGCCACATGATCATCTTCGACTTCCCATTTATGATCTCCGTCGTAAATCCATGCTGTTCCCCAGCGGCCATCTTCGTCTTCTTTTTCGCCTCGGAGTATAGCTTCAATTTCTTCTTTTTCTTCGTCGGTGAATCCATCGCTAAAGTTTACATAAACTGAGATAAGGTCGTCAAGTTCGCAACCCCATCCTACTTCTGGACGACAGTGAACACGATCAGTTTCAAACTCCCAAACAGGTTCATCTTCTGGACGAAATGCTTGACCCCAACGCCATATTTCTGTAACGTCAAAACCACGTATGGTACCATCGGGCATACGTTCAAACACATCAACAAAATACTCAACGCTTTTCTTTTCTAAGGGAGTAATACGATACAATTTTTCCATTATTCGTCCTTGTAATCAATTATATTTCCGTCTTCGTCTGCACAAATAATACGAACTTTATTACCTTCTTCGTCCTCGATAAGAATTGGCCCCCAGATCCACGCTTCTGTTTCGTCTAGCATCCAGCCTTCTTGGTTTTCAAGAACATCATAAACATCACCCTCTTCTTCAATAAGTTCTGCTAAACGCTCTTGTTCTTCTTCGTCCATTTCCTCGGGGTATTCGATATCTTCCCAGCAACCATCCCACATACTTTCGAGCTCAGTACTCTCGATATTATTAGTATAACAGCTATACATATTGATGCTGTCTTTATTACCGTCACCACCTGGCACAAAGTCAAATTCAAACTCTGGGGGTTTGCCGTCGTTAGTATAGACAAAAAAACTAGCACCCCGGAAACCAGTTTTGCGTATAATAGTCATACCGTCCTTGGTATATTGTTCGTGCTCTTCGCATGATTTTTTATAGTACGGTGAAACTTTCCATACAGTAGTTTTTACTGGTTCTGGTGTCACATCAGTGTCTTTGGGTCCATTGGGCCATGCCATATTAATTCTCCTTGGGGTACTTTGCTTGGAAAGGTTCTGCATATTGCTGAACGTTATCAGCAACTTTTTTCATATCCCAGTTATTACAAAACTTTAATAGTCTTATACCAACTTGTGTAATATCTTTAGCAACACAATCAACTTCGATTGTTTTCTTAATAAGTTCTTTAATATCATCGGGCTGATGTGCTAAATCAATCAGTCTCCGATTTCTCTCATAGTCTTCCAGAACTCTGTGTTCTTTTCCTTCGTGGTCAACCCATCTCTGCAGCATGAGATTGTTCCACGCAAATCCTTTGCTTTTACGATCTTCGAACGCTTCAGTAAGACCCACTTT